CAAAAACAAAGACAAAGTAGGTTCGATTCCAACACACCGACAGACCCAACTGAACCAAGTTGCAGAAGTCATTCGATTTATCATGCTATTGACTATAGCAGTCAAAAAAGAGCCAGAGGGCAACGAGTGAGTAGTCTGCCAAAGGTTCTTACGAACCAAGACTAAAGCGTGAGACATATTATACAAAACAAAACGAGCTACTAGACGAAAACGTGAATCAATACACTTTCTTGACAAGACTTCAGCGCTACCTTCTTGCAATTGAGCGGACATCTTACCGTCCCAAGTGGGAAAGTCCCCTCCCCACTTCAATTTGCATGAATCGAGCTCTCTATAAATTCTGTCAAAATCGGCCAAAGGATTAATTCCGATCATGATGCCGTTGGACCACTTGTCATTCTGTACTTGCGCGACCATATTGCCGAAGACTTGTTTAGTTATTATTTGCATTATGACAGAGCAGCATCGAAACGTTCTAGGCTTATTGACTTTCTCTTCGAGACGCAATTCGTCCTTCAAACACTCAGTCCACAAAAAATCTTTCGGATCAACTTCACCAGAACAAATAGAATCTAAAACGCGATCGTATTCTTGTTGTCCCAAAGCTGTTAGTTCGCCTTTCTCGAAGTCAACATAGACCTCTTTTCCAGGCTCGTAACCATATCCGTTCGATGATTTCTTATTAAGGGCAGCAAGCTCTTTAGTGCCGAGTATGGCCTCACGTAGAGACAACGGGCTGTAATCTTGCACAGTCATATCGAGCCAATCTTTAGCAAATTCAACGTCTCTCTCATCCACAGTCTCCAAAGGCTTAAAAGACTTCTTGGCTAAAACATCAACTGTCTTAGCTCCGAACACGGACAAGTTAGCAGGACGCTTGGAGTTAGGTAAAATGCCAACAAGAGGACTCGGAACAAGTTTGCTTTGCATCGGAACGCTCACGCGGTAGGGTGCATCGAGGGACAAGCCACTCGAATCGTCGCCAAGATCTTCAAAGTCAAGATCAATCAAGTACTTTGTGTCACATTTCAAAATGGAGACAATGTCACTTATTACTCGTTCTGACCAGATTATTGCCGAGCCTGCTGAGCCATCATGTTTGCCAGCCACATGCATGCCGCAAATGCCTGTTTTATTGCTGACCAAAACAGAGCCACACAGACCAGGAGCTGAAAAGCCGTAATCATAGCACTGGCCAGGGGCAACATCATTGACATACTGAAAAACATTATATGAAGTGTAATGTAGACCCGTGTCGTTAATGTGGCCGCCAGAGACAGGAACGACTTTGTCACTAGTCACAAGGTAGTCATAAGAAGAAGCACAAGCAATTTTAGAAGCCAAGTTCTTAAAAGGCTGAATAATAGTACGATCCATAGTATAAATAGCAACATCTGCTCGCGGATTCAAATACACGCGAGTGAGTGTGACATGATCAAGAACTCGTCCAGTACTTCCGCTTTCCGAAGTTGCCGAAACAACAATGGTGCGAGCATTAGTAGCGTGCGAAGGTATAATAACACAATGCCCGCTAATAAGTGCTGTAGTAGAACTCTCACTAGTCGATCCATATATAGTCAAAAACACTACTTGTTTTTTCACAAACGAAACAACACTACTATGGTCCGAGACGCTTGGTAGCTCTTTCAACAACTGCTTCAAATCAGCAGCAGAATCAGGAGCAACAGCGCTACTAGACTGGAAAAAGACAACAAGCGACGAAACAAGCCCAACAAGGCATAAACCACAAACAACAGTAAGACTCATATTAAGAGGGCAAAAAGTGGCAAAATCCCAACAATCTAAAAAACTTGTAGTTATGTTATCCACAAGCCACTTCGACCACTCACTAAAATGCAACGAAGGCAACTCAAAATCAAAATATTTAGTATGACCGGCCATCTCAACAACTTGGTCGGCTTGGGCAGCATTTATGGTATTCGCTTCAGCAAATTGCTGCTTGGACTTCTCAATCGCATTGACGATTTTATACATCCAAGCCAAGACACGACGACGATCGCTTGCCGTTTCGACGCTAGTGTCCATAGACAACTCAACGCCAGGAGGAAAGCCTTGAATCCACTGATCTATTACGGGATCATAATATTTAAAAGCGATACGGCCCGAAAGCTGATCACCAACACGAACAACAGTAGAAAAATCAAAAACGTAACCACGACGCCATAGAGCGCTAGGACAAGAAATGCAATCATCTTTAGTAAAAGAATTAATAGTGGAAAATTGATTCGTAGTAAACATTATTAAAGAACTACAGAAAAATTTAGTGTTCTTGAGAGTCACTTCTGCGCAATCAAGCGGATATTTCGATTCTGAAACCCAATTAATCATACTACGATACTGCGAAACGCCTTGCTGTCCCAAGTCATCCATAA